CTATCCCGTTCACTACAGGAATGGCACGCAAGCCCGTTGGGCAACCGCAAGCAGTGATGATTGGTGGCAAACCAACTTTAGTGCAAAGGTATGATGATGACTCCAAAGAAATACTTCCTGATGAACAGCCCTATGAAGCACTGTCACCAGATATACGGGCTGTAGAGTATCTCAAAGGCGCGTCGCTTGGAGGAACAGGCCAGCCTGGAATCCAACAGGTAGGCCAGTACCGCCAACAAATTGCGCCGAGAACTGATGTCAGAGTAGGCGGCCCAATACTAGAGAATGCTGAACAAAAAGGCATGGGCGAATTCAACATAAAAAACTTTGGTGACGCAAACACTCAAGCAGCTTTAGCGCAAAAGACTTTGCCCTCTTTAGAGATTCAGTCCCAAATTCTTAACAAAGGATTTACAACTGGTTTTGGCACAGAAGTTCAAAAAGCCGGGGCATCAGTATTGGCTGCGCTAGGCGTTCCAGAGGCAGCTAAATTTGCTACTGACGCGCAAACATTCTTGGCCGCTACTCAACAAGCGGTGCTACAGAAACAGCTTGAGCAGAAAGGGCCGCAAACTGAGGCTGACTCTAGACGTGTTACGCAAACCGGCGCGCAGTTAGGCAATACGGTACAAGCAAACCAATTCCTCATTGATGTGGCCAGAGAACAGCTTAAACGCGATATCGAACGCAAGACATTTTTGGAAAGCTGGTGGGACACAAACAAAACACTTGCTGGCGCTGATAACGCTTGGTACACAGGCGCTGGCGGTCAATCTCTGTTCGATAGACCAGGGCTTAAAAAATACGTTGCGTCAACAGCGGCAAATCAAATACCAACCGGCGCTCCCGTATTGACGCCTGCTCAACAAGCAGAATTAGACAACCTCCGTAAAAGATTTAAGAGGTAAAAATAATGGACCCGCTTGAAGAACTAACGGCATTGCGGCGGCTGGCTGAACTGGAGGATATGGCCTCTGGGCAAACTGTTGCGCCAAGTCTTATGACGCAACTAGGCCGAGGCGCAGCGTCCTTGGCTGACGTTACCCTTGGCAGTTTGATCCCAGGTGCTGTGCAATTTGGAGCCTATCCATTAGCCCGAATGGGCCGGTCGCCAGAAGAAGCACAGGCAGCGGCAAAGAGAATTGCCGCGCCTTTTGAACAGCCGTTTGGTAGGACGTTTGGTGTTACCGAGACTCCTCAGTACCAACAGGAAAGTAGCCGTCAACTAATGGACTTCATTGGGCAAAATTTTCAGAAGGGTGCTAAATTTATTTCTGAGAAAACAGGCTTGCCCCAAGCTGACATAGAGAACATGATTGGCAGCGCCGCTATCGCGGCGCCTAAAGTTGCTCAAGCTGCACAGCCCTATGTTGCACCTGTCATGCAGCAAGCCGCCATTGGCGCAAGACTACCTTTTGCTGACCGCCTCCAGGCAAGAGCAGAAGCGGCTTCGGCAAGAGACTACGCCCGTGGCCCTCAAATTGATGCTGCAGCTAACGCGCAGCGGCTCAAAATCGCCATTGACCCATCCAACATTGAGCCGTCAGTATCTTCTAGGCTTTACTCGGGTATGGCCGGGCCTCGCGGTCCAGAAGCATTAGCAACCGCTAACCGCCCAAGAGTAAATGAGATTGCGATAAATGAACTGGGCCTTGACCCGACTACGCCGTTGACCAGCACCGCCCCATACAAACAAGCGCGCTCTAACTTAGCTGGGCCGTACGAAGAAGTAAAAAAACTTTCTGCTTTGACGCCTGATCAAACAACTATCGCAAATTTAAACGCCATTCGTAAAAACGAAAAACTAATCGGCGGCGAAGGCGTCCTCAAGAAAGTAAACAAATTAGTAGATGATGCCGTAGCTAAAACGCAATCTGGATTGACAGGGGCCGAGTTACTTGAAAACGTGCGGACGCTGCGCGCCGACGCTAAAAAGATTTATAACAGCCCAAGTGCTACGCCAAAGCAAACGTCTGTTGCTGACGCAAATCTAGCCATAGCAACAGAATTAGAGACGATGATCGACTCTAATATTTCCAACCCTAAATTGTTGGGGGAATGGCGCGACGCCCGTCAAAAGATGGCGCGCACATATGCGTATGAGGGTGTGACTGACTTTAATACCGGCATGATAGACGTAGCTAAACTGGCGCGGATCACATCTAAAGACAACGCGCTTACCGGGGATATCGCTGCGCTAGGCAAAATTGCCGGTAACTTCCCAGAGGCGTTTACAACTCAAGCAGCATCAAAATTTTATGAGCTACCTCGGGCCACTAGGTCTGGTTTAGCTGGCGGCGCAGGCGCGTTGCTTGGCGCAAGCGTAGCTCCACTCCTTGACCTAACCGGCATAACTGGGTCTATCCTTGGCGGCGTAGGGGGCGGTTTGTTAGGTGAGTTCGGTGGGAAAATGGCCGCTAGTCGCATGGCAAACCCCAACTACCAAGCTGGGCTAAAACTAAGCGACATGCGTATCCCAGTGAATCAAATGGCTACGCTTATGCAGCCCATTCCACAGAGCCGCGCTGTTGTGCCGTACCAAGCCCCGGTTGAAGTGCTGCAGCCAGGTGAGGGTACTTACTTCCCTGATTTTGTGATGCGCCCAGGTGGTCCCGGCCCGCTTACCACTCCCGGCGTTGCGCCTGGGCCTGCCCAGCTAGGACTGTCTCAAGGCCCGGTCGGTGGTCAAATGGGCGCCCTACGCATGGAGGACGCCCGTGCTAGAGATTTGAGTATGCAGCAGGGCGCACAAGCTGAACTCCAGCAGGCAGCAGCAGCGGCTGCGGCACGGCAACCCACAGGCATGGGCGCCGTGTTAGATTTTGACCCCATCACCGGCACGTACAAGGTCGGCGGGGCCGGTGTTAAGGGAGCGACACCAGAAATCTTCATGGAGAATTTAGGCAAGTCGTTAGCGACAGCCACTGAAAAAGTTGCGGCTGGAAAATTGTTTGACCTGACAGCGGCTGAAAAAGTAGCTTTTGACAAAACCAAGATAGACCTTGCTACCGCTGCGCCAGAGCTTAAAAAGTTGACTAACAAAGACATTGCGTCAAAAATGATGGACCGGCAATGGATTGAAGAGACAATTACAAAAGCCCAACAAAAAGCGCAAGGGTATGATGACCTTGCCGTTCGCGGTGCTACCGATACAATTCGCCGCGAGGCTGCAAAAGAAAGAGAAAAAATGCAAGCTGGGCTAGACGAGCTAGAAGAAAAGTTGCGTCAAAGCAGGCCAGTGTCTGGCACTGGCCAAGGCCCAAAAACTAGGGCGTTTAGGGCTAGTCAAATGTTGCCGCCAGAAATCACTAACGCGATGGACATATTAAGCGGCTTGCCGCGCCAATAACTTTTGAAGGAACCACAATGAGCAAGCTATTTCGGGACGACAACGGGCAACTGACCACCTTTGGGTCGCTTGGCACCACCCAGGTAATGACGGTCACAGCCAGCAGCGTACAGTCCACGGCAGTGGCGACAGGAGTCACCATACTGCGCCTGGCGAATGGCTCTGCAGCGCACTGCCACTTTGCCATTGGAGCCAGCCCTACCGCCAGCCTGACCACCTCACCGATGCTTCCAGCGAATGCCGTGGAGTATGTGGCCTGCGCCTCTGGTGACAAGGTGGCTGTGATTCGTGGTGCTACTGCCACCGATGTGTCAATCACGCAGATTTCGTAACCGGTACGCAGCGATGGCGTCCTTGAGGTCGCCGCGCAGTTGCTCAAGCTGGTCCTGCTGCTGCTGGAGCCGCAGGTAAGCCTCAAGCGCGAACTTGTCCAGAGTCGCCCGGTCCCAGGTGTTGAAGGCAGGCGTCATGGATGCGGACAATCCTCTGGCACAAACGCCAGGCAGTGGACACCAGCGTACTTGGTTCTGGTCTTAGTCCACCTGTCAATGTAGACATCAGGCATCAGCGCCAGGCTGCGGCTGATTTGTGAGTTGGCGATGTCGAGAGCAATCGCCAACTCACTGGCTGTCATGCCGTCAGGCGCCAGGGCCAGCGTATCGCGGATGCGTTTACTCAAAACGGTGATCGTCATTTGTTGAGTTCCTTCAGCTTTGCTTCCAAGGCTTGATTCAAGCCCCAAGGTGTTGAGCCATTGGTGTCATTCCATTTGTTGTAGATTTCAGCGAATTGGAATTCAGTCAAACCCTGCCACTCACGTTTGGGTGCATTGCAAATTTCGCACTGCTCACCGCGCAACCAACCATGACTACACCTCCAGTTATCCATTGTTGCGCTCCTTTAGCTTAGCTTCCACTGCCGTTGCAATTGCCATGTGATTTCCAACTTGCCAGAAAGTCATAGCATTCCCCACAAGAATCCAGCTATCACGCCAAGGAATGTGATGGTCATCAAGACCAGAAAAATGATGGTGCCGTAATGGACAACCTCATCAATCA